TGCTGCAATTTCTTGTTCAGTTGGTCCAGTTGGTGTTGTCACTGTTGATGTTTCGCTGGGCGAAGGCGTTGTTACTGTTGTTGTTTCAGGCGTAGGAGATGTTACAGTTGTTGTTTCAGGTGTTGGTGTTGTTACGGTTGCTGTTTCAGAAGGACTAGGAGTCGGAGTAGGGGAAGGCTCTGGAGCAGGTGCTATATATGTAGAACCAGTAACAACATTTGAATTTGTAGAGTAAAGGGCAAATGTATCGTTATCTGATCTAATATGAAATGACCAGACTGTTCCTGCTGGCATAAGTCCATTTAGCAAAGAATGATCAATTGTAATTGTTGTATTTAATGAATTTGGTCCGCCAACATTTCCAGTAGCAATTCCCCAGCCATTGCACCCAGTACAATTAAAACTAATTGCATATCTTTCTGGTTGAGTGTTTCCAGTGTCTGGTGCTTCCCAACTTAAAACTGTTGATGTTTCTCCACTACTGATTGTTAAATTTCTTGGTGGTCCTATTGTTTTTACTACTGGGGCTGCTTGTGAAGTAAATGCTGATGCTGGAATTATCTGCATTGATCCAGATTGATCCCAGTTTAAAAATACATTTGCTCCACCGCCATTTTCATAGTACATTAATTCTATGGTTTTAGGGACTCCTGCTGTAAAGGCTATTGGGGCAGTTGTAGTTCCTCCACCACCTTTGTCTACCCAGTCACTTGCTACAAGTATGCCATCAACATACAGTTTTGTTCCGTCGTCTGCTGTTGCTAAAAATGATATGTCTTGAGTAGAATCGCTTCTAATTGACCCCGTAAATCGTACGATAACATCCTCTGAAGGGCCACCTAAGACACTGCCAGAACCCCACTGAAAGTCAATGTTGGGTACATTAGTAGTGACGACTGGAGAGGCTCCTTGGGGTATGTATGGAGAACCATTTTGTCCCAGCACATTATAGACTTGAGCAGTTAAACCTTCTGCTGCGTGGGCTTTATCAATTATTAAAAGCAGGGGAAATAGAGCAAGGGATAAGACCAGTGCTACTCTCAATAACTTTTTAATATTTAACTCCTTATAGTCGTAGTGGTGATATGACTATTAAGGCTATTATATCATTTTATGCAACAAAAAAGGGAGCCTATCTCTAGACTCCCCTAATTGTTGGATTAGGTTACTTCTTCAGAAGTGCGACCTTAGCCTTTGGATTCTTTTTGTTCCACTTTGTTGCAAGTGCATTGTACTGCTTTACATAAGCAGCACGATCAGCAATAGCCTTTGCATCAGCAGCAGCCTTGGCAGCAACTGCCTCAGCCTTAATTGCATCAAACATTGTCTGCATTGCTGTTACCTGTGCTACAAGTGCTGCAATTGCTGCGTTGGTTGTAGCAGAGCCTGTCACAACATTTGCTGTAGCAGATACTTCTACCTGAGAAGCAGTTGGAAGTGAGGTTCCACCTGTAGCAGTTACCTTGATAGCAACATCTGTAAGTGGCATGTAGACCTTGTAGACCTTGATACCATTAGCATCTGTTGTTACGGATACGGCTGTAAGTGAATCACTTGCTGCACCAAATGCGTATGATGAAGTGATCCCACCAGTTGCAAATAGGTTAGCAAATGTCTTACCTGAAAGGACAAGTCCCTTAGCATCTACAGGAGTTACTGTAATTGTTGCTAGTTCACCAGCAGCATATACAGGCTTATCAAAAGCAATCTTGACTGATGCAACAGATCCTTCAACACGCACAGATGCAGTGTTTGAAACTACCGCTCCTGCTGTTGTGGCTGTTGATCCAGTTGAAACCTTGATACCCGCAGTTCCAGATGTAACACCTGTAAGTGCAAACTTTGCTACACCATCAACGATTGTTGCTGAAGTGTATGCGTTGCTTACGACTGATGCTGAGTCAGATACTGCGTAAAGTGTTCCTGCACCAACAGTTACGCCTGCTGCATCAAGTGCAACTGCTGTAACTACATCGGCATTTGAACCTGTAGCAATAACTGGCTTTGCAGTTGTTGTAACAACTGAAGCAATGTCTCCGTAGAATGTAATCTTTTCAACTGCAAGGACAACGCCTGATGCAGATGTAATTGTTACAGTTCCAACGCCTGAAGTATTATCAGCAAATACGCCGATGTACTGACCATTAGCAACCGTAAGTGCACGACCTTGTGCAGAAATTGTTGCATGGTTTGAGCCAGTTCCAATAAGACCTGAACCTGAGACAATTGCTGTCATAGATTCTGATGCTGAAGCACCTGCTGCGTTCTTCTGTGTAATAGCAATTACTGCTACTGCATCTGAAGCAGTTGCCTTTGGAGCGAATACTTCTACGTCTGCTGTTGCAGAAATTGTCTCACCCTTATTAAGGATTGAAGTTGATGTTCCTGCAGAGGCCTTTGTGTCTGGAGCAGTAACAGTTACTGTCCATACAACTGCTGCAGAGTTAACTCCACCAGTTGAACCTGTGCCTAGAGAAGGCGTAAACTTATAAACATAAGTACCAGCGATGCTTGGAGCATCTACTGTAGCCTTGATCTTTGCAGTTACATATGTTGCTGTATTTGCTGTTGAAGCAATATTAGCAGAATAATTACCAGAGCCTAGGACAACTGCTGCACTAGATGTTTCCTGTACAGAAAGAGTTGCAAGTGATGCAGACCCAACTGGAAGGCTAGTAACAGAAGAAGTCACAGTGACTGTATCTGATGTTGTTTGTGCCAAGAACGAAACAGTTACTACTGCTGTAGCAGACTCTCCAGTAAATACAGCATCTGCTGCTGTATCAATTGAGATTGTGTCTGCGTTTACGGCAGCCTGTGACGGCATGGCAGAAAGGGTTGCGAAGGACAAGGCTGCAGCGATGCCCAATGCGAGTTTCTTGAATGAATTCATCTTTCTCCTCGTTTGTTTTATTCCAGTCTTATGACTAGAAAATTTATATTAGATTGAATTTGTCTAAGAAATCACGAACGTCATCCGTCATTTGCTTAGGTTCTAATTCTACCATAGATCTTCGTTTCTCCGCAAGTTGAGCGGAAGAAGAGGACCAAGTGTGTACTTCAATGACTGTATTAGTAGTCTTTGGGGTATGTGATATAGCCCCAAATACTGCACCAGCCAAAGCATCTGCTAAGTCTTTAGACTTTTTTCTAGGGTGATCTACACGATTGCCCTTCATAATCTTTAACTCAGACATTTCTTCTAGCAATATTGGAATCATAGGAATTGCTACACGCTCTTCATAAATCATCATTGCTAAATCTTCATAATGTTTCTTAGCAACAGAAACAGTTTCAGTTCTGATTCCAACAGCCTGCAACTCATTTTGAATATCAAAAGATTGCCAACGGTCAAATGAAACCATACCTAGATTAAAACCTTCTCTACGAAGATTAATAATCCAATTCTTTACATCAGATAGGTTTACTGGACCTTCTGCTCTTGGTTCCCACCAGGCAACAGCATCTACTACAACCATTGGTGCTACTTGCTCATAATCTTTAATTACTTGAATATTTACCCATTTATCTACGTGGGCTATTGCTACCGCACACTTATCGTGCTTTTGTGCAAGGTCTGCATGGATATAATAAACTTTGTCTGGATCTGGTTTAAATGATACATCAAACCTTCTGAACTGGTCTAATGGATTTCTTAGAATCATAACCTTTTCTAGTTTAGTTCTATCCTTAAAAAATGCATCTGAAGCGTATGTAGGCATGCAGGCAAAGCGCATCATTGCATCTGCAAGGTCTGTATAAAAAGCAATCTTAAAGTCATCAATCTGACGAGTAGGGTTTACTTCCCATGTAGGTTTCTTAAATGCCAATACTTTTGGAATCTTGTATGATATTATTGTATCTTCATCCCAAAAAATTTCAAACTTGTTTCCTGGATCATCATGAGGCAAGTCCTCATTCATAATAAAAGTATGGCTGCGCTGGATAGTTTCTTTTTCAGCAATCACTGATTCATATCTTTGTGATATAAAGTCACCTTGATATCTAGGAAAAGAAAGCAAAACTACTTTGCCAAGGTCAGGGAAACGAGAGTCTACAGTTCCACGAAATGCTTTGTATATATTTTCAGCAGTCTTACCTTGTTCGTTTCCAGTTCCAACTTCAGAAGCAAAGCCAGAGATCTCATCAAGGACTGCCATGAACAAGTTTAAACCTTCGTGTGACTCACGCTCTGAGTGACCAGAGTAAACAGTTACTGACTTATCAAAATCAATTGAGTCTGCCTTTGCATTATACTTTCCAGCAAACCAAGGTGAGCGTTCAATCTTACTTTTAAAACCTTTAAAGAAAACGTTCTTAGCCTGCTGAGCGTTAATAGCAACGTTAATAATATCTATAGCATCTCCTGCTGGCTTTCCGTAGTAGACTGCTGGATCTTTAAGACATAGTAATTTATATACTGTATAAGCACAGGCGACTGTTGATACGAAGTCTTTTCCAGATCCCTTGCCAAGTTGGAGAATAATCTCATTCTTTGTATACTTGTTAAAGTATGCTGCGCCTTCATCCCCCATGATTTCTACAAGATCTTCTTTACGATAAATCTGACTCATCGCTTCTACAATTTGATATTGAATATCAGATAGTTGTGGCTGTCCAAGATAGTCTGGAGACTCAACAAATGTTTTTGCGTCAACAGGCTTCTCAACAAAATGATTTTCTTTTAAAACTTCTAAGAAATCATTGAACGTCGTGGACAACTGTAATCACTTCTCCTTCTTTTGCAATAGCAGATAGCCTTTGCATAATTAGGTCTCTAATGTCTGGATGTTCTGATGCAATGTCTCTAAGGATTCCAACAAGAACTTCTTGTCTACGCTCAATGTCAACCATTTCTTCTGCAAGTTCTTTGTTCTCAAGAAGACCAGCCTTTTGGAGCATGTCAATGCGTTTTGATTCAATATCCATAACAAGTTTAATTGCTGCAGTTTTTGCACCAAGATTATTAGTCAGAGAGGCTTCATCAATAACCTCGTAAGATTTTCCAATTAGCCTTGCATAGTGTGCATCCATTGCTGCAAGTGCTTCTTTGGCACGAGCACGGATTGCATCATTAGCAGAAGCCATAACCTTCCACTCGTTAATAAGAGTTACAACGCGGGTTCTTGGAATGTCTAATTCTTTTGAAATAACTGTAGGGTCATTACCTTTTAGGTATTCACTAACAACAGTGTTTACTTGATCAAGGTGTTTTACTAAATCTTCTTCAGTTGACATACTTGCCCTCTAGTCTATTAATTTCATCTTTGATATAAAAGATTGCCTTCTCTAAATCCTGAATAGTTTTTGACTCATCTTTAAGTCCTGCTCTCCATAGATATTTAAAAGCATTTCCAATATTAAAGTTACGATGACGAGTAATCTGAATACACTCAACCCCAGATGGGTCTGTTGTATAGTGTGATGGGTGATTAACCTGATCAACTGTTATGTTTAAGTTATTGCTCATCTTCATCCTCATCCCACTCAAACGCTTCTGGTAAACCCTTTAGCGCTGTTAGTACATATGTAATTCCTACTGCCCCTGCAATACCCAAACCAATAACTACTTTTTGTATTTTATTCATCGTCTTGACTTCCTTAGTCCGAATTTAGCAAGGTAAACATAGATAGTCTCTACACTTGACCCGCATTCTTTTGCAATCTCTTCTGGAGATTTTTTGTCCATAAGAAACCTCTTACGTAACCAAACCTCTGATGTATATAGTTTACCAGCCATAGTGTTATTTGTCAACTCCTAAAGCCTTAGCCCAATTGTTTATTGCCCAGTGTCCTATCCCGCAGGCATCCGCAACATCATTATCTTCAATAGTTCTATCATAGATAGTATTAATAAACTTAATCGTTCTTTCTTTGCGTAGCATTCTTTCGTATGCTTTGTACCAAGATACTGACTTACCTACATTTTGTGCACGTATAAACAGTTGTTCATCTTTAGAAATCTTTTTATTACCTATGTAGTTTTGCCATGTGATTGGTGATACTCTTCCAATAACCTTAGTTCCTGACTGTCCCGCTGCACCTAAAATTGCTCCCTGAACTAAAGCAAGATCTGCAGCAGTCTTTGGACTATTCATAAATACAGTATGCTCAATTACTATTGCTTCAAACCCACCATAATAATCAAAAAAAGCCTTGACCTTTTGCCCTGCATCCATAACTTTTTCATACACACTGCTTCCTTCAAAATAAATTTTGCCAACAGTTCCTAGTGTTTTTTCTTTAGTATCAAATAAAGCAAACGCAAGACTAGTGGTACTAGCATCTATAGCGCAGATGGTAGTTGGTATTGACTCAATACCCCACTTATTCTTGCTCATACTCAATGAATCCCTTCAACTCTTTAAGCATTTTTGCTACTTCTTTTTCACTAACATTGCAGTTTGAGCAAAACCCAGACTCATTATATATTGATAAAGAAACTCCGCAACCGCCCAAACACCTTCTAATTTTTCCAATTCGTCTTTGACTACGTGTAACATTATATCTTTCAGCAATCTTTTCTCTTGTAGCCTCATCTCTACAAGTGTTGCTGCAATATATTTGATAACTTACTTTAGGATTAAAGTAGGCATCACATCTGCTACATAGTTTCAACTAACTTCTCCATTGACTTAACCTTAACTACGCCTTCTCCAGCATCTGCACAAGCCTTC